CCTTTACCGCCTTTGCCTTTTTTCATAGCCATCTGGATCACCTCCTTTTATGTGACTAGTTCTATTATAGTATTGATATGATACAATCGCGCAAAATTCTTTACTTCATCGTCGTGAGGACGTTATGACAATCAGACAAAATTCTTTTACAGCTGGTGAGGCAATTTCTCGTCGGCAAATGGATCAAATGGGTATGCCAATCGGCAATCCACATAAACCGCCATTCAATCGCAAGGAAATGCCTTTCTTTATCGCTCCAGCAGTTGCGGCAGCAGGTACAGCCTTTGCAGCAGCAGGAACAGCTATTGCGGCAGGCGGTGTAATGGCTTCAATGGGTGCAATCGGCACAGCGGCTTTAGCTACCGTCAGCGCAATTGGCACAATCGCAGCGGTCGCAGGAACAGCAATGTCAGTAGTTGGCATGGTAACAGGCGATAAAGGCTTGATGAAAATCGGTGCTATTGTCGGTTTAGCTGGTGGCGTGGCTTCGCTTGCATCCGGTGCAGTGGCGTCACTCGCTGCAGGTGGTGAGTTTGCTATGGGTACGGCAGGTATTCAATCAGCTAATGCGGCTAATGCGGCAGCGGTTAATACAAGCAACCTTCTGTCTAATGGCGCAGTAACTGGTGGATTGTCAGCAAGTAAAACGGCATTAAACGGATTGACTGGGGAAACCGCAAGGCAGGCTGCGATTAATACAGCTCAAATGTCACCTGTTACATTACAAGGAGGAGCAACCAGTAGTCAGATAGGTAGCGCATTAGGTCAAAACGCAACTATATTGCCTAATTCCGGCTTAATTGGTAAAACTGCAAGTGGTGCTTTATTAAGTGGCGCGGAAGCGCTCAACGCTAGTGGTTCTGGTGCAGCTTTAGCGGCAAACTCAGCAGCATCGAGTGGCGGCTTTATAGATAGGCTGCTAGGTAGCATGACTGAAAAAGATTATGTAATTGCTGGATGGAGCGCATTCCAAGGTGGGTCGGCAATGATGGATAAAAACCTAGCAAGCGCCAACGCTCAAAAGGAATATGAATACAAACAAGCGCAACACAATCAACGTATTGCTAATCTAAACAGTGTACCGACTCTACGCAATACACTCGATGCTAATGCCGGCTTAAATGCTAACGCGGGACTATAGACAATGGAAAATAAAACAGATACTCCAGCAGGCAAAAGCTCAACAGGTGGTATGACTAATCAAATGCTGATAGATATCCAGCACAATATCGAATCAAAAGTATCGCCCGAGAATAAGCAGCGCTACAACAAAACGGTTCTAGCCGCTGAAACTCTAATGTTTGATCCTAAAACCCACCAGAACATGGAACTAGTCAAGAATCCAGACAGTCAACAGAACCTTGTTGAAACAGTTAGCAAAGGTGTTAGCGGCTTAATGTGGTTACTCTATCAACAATCAAAAAAAAGCCTACCGGCAGAAGTGCTAGTATTCGCAGGCACGACAACTATCTGCAAGGTGCTAGACTTTGCCGAACGTGGTTTAAAACTACCAGTCACTCCCGAAATCATCTCACAGACAACCAAGCGCACAACAGATAAACTGTTTGAGCAAATGGGCATCACGCCCGAACAGCTCAAAGCGGCAATCGCTCAAGGTAAACAGGAGATTGAGGATTACCAAACACATCAAGAGTATGTCGGCAATAAGATGCAGGCAGTGAAGTCTAAAGGCAAAGCGCCTAATAAACCAGTCAAGCGAGGTAAATAGTCATGGCTTATGGAATGTTAACCAGTTTCGCTTTAGGCGCTGCGCAAGGTCTAGGCACGGCAATGATAAATAAATACAGCAAGGATCAAGATGCTGAGATTAAAGCCAAGGCGGATCAAGAGCGTGAAGCACGAATTGAAGAAGCGGCTTTGCGAACAGAAAGCAGAAAGAATACACGATCTGATTATGAATATGATCGCAAAGCAGCGGATGAAACTATTGCAAAAGGCGAAGAACGTCAAGCCAAATACGAAGAAGAACAACGTAAAATACGCGAAGCCAATGATCCTAAAAACCTGTCTGCTCAAAAAACAGAAGCAGAGATTGCAAAAATAAAAGCCGATACTGGCTTATCTGAAAAACGCGCAGAACACGTCGGTAAAGGCGGTAGGGATGGTGGTGATGATGATGATACTACGCCAGAAGGCGGTATGCGTAAAAAAGACCTTATCAGAATGGAAGGCGTTGACGAAAACGGTCACAAAGTAGTCTATTGGAAAAATATCAAGACTGACAAAATAATTAAAGATGAACCTGTTATTACAAAGGCAGACGCTAAAGCGGCAGATAAGGAAGCGGTGAGAAAAGCCAATGAAGCCACAGGTTCTAAATATACAACTGCTCAAGAAGTAATTGGCGCTGAAGAACCAAGCGCTAGTTGGATAGGTAATAAAACAAAAGGAATGCTAGGTACGTCAGATGAAGAAGCCAAAGCAGAAGCCAAAGCAGAAAAACTTAAAAGGGAAAAATGGTTAATGATTTATGGTAACTCGCTAACTAAAAAACCTGCTCCGAATAAATCACAATTCACTCTTGAATCAGTAACAGGCGAATAAACTATGGCTATTTTTACTTTTAAAGCACCCAATGGGAAAAGATACACAGTCAGTGGATCAGAAGGCGCAACACAAGAAGAAGCACTGGACTATCTAATAGCCAACTGGGATACACTACAGGATTTTCCAGTAACATCGGATGCTGAGAAAGAAAAGGTAGCCGAGCAGCCTGTAGCAGAACAGCCAGAAAGCGAAAGCGGTGATTTTTCAAGAGGTTTTCAAACAGCCTATAAACAATTACCGCAATTAGGATACGGCTTAGAAGCAGGCGCTTTAGCGGCAGGTGAAAGTATATTGGGCGAAGGCGGTAAACTTACTGAGCTTAAAAAAGAAGCAGTTTCTAAATACGAACAAGCCGGAAAAGAATTAGAAACCATTTCTAAACCAACTGATTCGCCAACCTACTCATTTGAAAAAGCAATGGAAGGTGATTACGGTAGTTTAGTTGATACGCTTCAATACGGTTTAGGTTATGGCGCAGGTCAATTGAGTCAAGGAGGCATTGCATCACTTGGTGGAAAACTTGTAGGTAAAGCAGTAGCAAGAGCCACAGCCGAAAATATTGCTGAAAAAATGGTGGCTGAAGAAGCGGTCAAATGGGAAGCAAAAGTAGCTACGGGAACATTGACGCAAGAACAATTAAAATCACTCGGTACACAAGAAGTTGCTAAGAAAATGGGTGATATTGGTAGTAAGGTCGCACTTGGATCACAAGCATTTGGAATGGAAGCCGGTGAGATTGGTGGCGAATTAGCCAAACAGTCAGTGGATGAAAACCGAACATTGACCACAGGCGAAGTAGTCAAAGGCTTAGGTTCGGCAATTGCTGCAACCGCCCTAGAATATGGAGCAGATAGGTTCACTCTTGGCGCGTTAATGGGCAGAGGTTCGTTAAGTGACTTAGGGCAATATACTACAGGCGTAAAAGGTAAATTAGCGCGTGGTGCAGCGTTAGGCGCGTCCGCAGGCGGGGTTGAATTTGGAACTGAATTTTTCCAATCCGGCATTGAGCAGTATGGTCAAGGTAAAGACATATTAAGTAATGACTCACTTAGAGAAGATATTGATTCAGCTATTCTAGGAAGCATTGGTGGGGGAGCGGCAGGCGTAGCAGGTGGAATGCTATCATCTGCTAAACAAAAACCAGATACTGTTAATCCCGAAGGCAGACCGATTGCAGAATCAATGCTACAAGGTGGATTACCAACAAGTGAGCCTACTCAACCTCAAACAGAATCACCAGTTACCGACACCTTAAGAGCCTATACGGATATTTTCAGAGATGAGAATTTAAATCCTATTCCGCCTGCTCAAGCGGCAGATACTACAGCGCCTGTTGTCGATAATGAAACTATTGCAACAGATGTAATAGGCGCAGGTAATCTTGAGGAAGCCATTGGCACGTTTACCAATATTGTTGAAGCTAATAACTTCGGACATGACACTACTCGCGCTCAAGCGCAAGATGAAGCAGACATTCAAGCGGCAACACCTGTAGTTGAACCACCGGTAATTGAGCCTCTCGCTCCTAAACCAGATAAGTTAGACGCTACACAGGAAAGTTTAGATTTTATTGGTCAAGCAGTAGAACAAGGTGGTGCAGAGCTTAAAGGCGGAATGCTATATCTTCCAACAGGTGAAAAGTATTCGCTCAATAAGGCGCAAAGGGATCATTACACTAATTTGGTTACACCGATTGAGCAAGCGCCAGAAATGCCAACAGCAGAAATGCCAACAGCAGAAATGCCAATAACAGAAGTTCAAACGCAAGAACAACTTCAAAAACTAATGAATAGTTTTCAAGAAGGAGATGTGATTGTTTCAGATACAGGCGACAGGTTTGTAATTGAAGGTGTTATAAAAAGAAAAAATGGAGAGGTTGTGGCAGTTATAATCCCCCCATCTGAAGAAGAAGGCAGTAAACGATTTACCCTAGATATTCATGGTGTTAATGCGCTTATTAATCCTCAAGGGTATTATGACCAAAAGACAAATGAACGAAAACTTAGCGGATTTGGAAAAGTTGAAAGAGCAAAACCAACAGCAGAAATGCCAACAGCAGAAATGCCAACAGCAGAAACGGCAATAGAAACCAAACAACAAATTAATCCAGAAATCGCAGGTAATTTGAAAAGTGGTGACATTGTAGTTGATGTAAACGGAAAAGAGTATTTAGCGCAAAGCGCTCGACAAGATTACTTAGAAGCGTTTCCAATTGTAAATGGTAAAGCGGATGTTTCAAAAGATACATTAGTAACATTCCATTTAACAGATAGAAACAGGGATGCGTTTAAAGAACGTAACAACACTCCTATTTTTACAACAGGTAAAAATTTATATTCTGAAACACCAACAGCAGAAACACCAACAGCAGATTATGAAACAAGAAATTCGGATCGTATTGCACGAATTAATCAAGCATCTACGCCAGAAGAAATACAATCAATTTATGCTGAAGAAACATCAGATAACGAGCGCCATTTTGAAGGAACTCGCAAAACTGAGTTTGCTGTAAAAGATAAATTAGATGTTTTAGAAAGAGAAGCGGCTAATAAAAAAGAAGATGAATCGTATGATGCGGGCGAATGGGTTTTTCATTTTCCAACCAATTCCCTAAGTGATGCAAATCAAATGGCAAAATCTATGGAAAAGATAGAGCCTAAAAATGAATATAGGGTTGTGCCTTGGCAAAATGATAGCTACTTAGTACAAAAAAGAAAGATTGAAGCAACGCCAACAGCAGAAATGCCAGTAACCACTTATTACAATGAGCCTAATGGTAAATATTATGGTGATGTAAAAGAAGTTACTAAAATAATGCCGCAAGAATTAAAGCCACTCAACCAAATTGAAATTAATTGGGCGATTAGTTCTCAAAAGGCAAGCGGTAAATCTGAAGAAGAATGGGCAAAAAGTGTTGATTTAAGCGAACCCATTAAGGCTACTATTTATAGCGATGGCGAAATAAAAATTCAAGATGGTCATCATCGATACTTGGCTGCAAAGATTTTAAATGCACCTTTGAATGTTGAATTGAAATCGATCAATGCTAAAAATCAAATATTAAATGATGCGATTAATCGAATTAACAAAGATGTTTCACAAGCTACTGTAACAGAAACGCCAACAGCAGAAATACCTGTAGCAGAAACGCCAACAGCAGAAAATAAAAAACTGTACGAGTTAACTCGTGAAGAATACGCAACAAGATTCCCAACAGCTAAGGAATCAGACTATGATGATACTATTCGCAATGCTGTAACTCTAGGTGACTTAACACAGGAACAAGCTGATAAAGTTTTAATTAGAAGATGGGACGGGCAAAAAGAATTTTGGGCAAAAACTAGAAGTGAACTTGAGCAAGAAAAGAAAGATAGCACTCGCAACTTAGTTAAAGAAAAAGCGCAATCTAAAAAGAATCCTACTTACAATGTAAAATGGGCGCAAAAATCTGAAGATAATTCTCGTAAAATAGCTATTGAGCGAAATAAAAAAAGCTATGATGAATTACTAGCTGTTCATAAAGAACGTGTTCAAGAAGCACTTGATGAAGGTAAACCTGTACCCAAAGAAGTGTTAGCTGATTATCCCGATTTAAAACCAAGCGTTGAAGTTACAAATCAAACACCAGCAGCAGAAACACCAGTAGCAGAAACGCCAGTAGCAGAAACACCAGTAGCAGAACCCAAAGGAACAATCAACAACCCTATTCTTAGAAAGAACGGTAAGGCATTTACTAGTCCGCAAGGAGCGCAAACGCACATTCGCACCAATCCAGAATTATCTAAGGATACTCACACTTGGGTAAAACTTGGCGAGAAGAAATACGGTATTGTCACTGAAGACCAAGTGGATAGAAAACCTACAAAACCTGCTGCCAATAACCTACGGGCACTAACTGGTTTAGAACCTATTGAAACTGCTATTGGTAAACTTGGCGGAATCAATCGCGAAATGGCAAATAGGGCGGGTTTTTCTGATTTCAAAGGTTGGTACTTTACTAAAACAAGTTCCGAAGGTTTTGATGGAATGGCGTTACGATTAAACGACAAAGGTTATGACGTTGATGGGGAAAACGATTTAATTGCTAAATTACGTCAATCATTAGGTGCAAAGCTATCTGGTGTTGGGAAACAAGTCTATACGTCCCAAGGACTTGATAACGATATTGCCAAAATGTTAGCCGATAGAGAGGATGATTTAGAACAGCAACACCGAGATGAACTTCTAAATACCTATACAAATGAAGAAGTTAACGCAATTTTAGATGCAAAGACGCAAGCTGAAGAAGATAAAATCATTGCAGATATTAAAGCAGAAAAGAAACGTAAAGCTGATTTAGAAGTTGATACAGTAGTTGATGAAATGCTCGGTAAAGGCATGACAACTTCTGGTGATTTGTTTGCACCAGAACGTAAGGGCAAAGCTACCGTTGGGCGTGAAGTGACAATTGAAGGTGAGCAACTTGCTAACTCACCACTTGAGCTTAAAAAACTTTATCCTAATCATTGGTTCTATGGGGATAAAGGCGCTCAAAGTAAATTTGATGAAACTGAAATTGATTATGAAACCCAATACCCTAATCTCGAATCGGTTTCATTAATCAATACAGATAGCAATATTGGTGGATTCTACGATCAAGTTGAGCAGGCTATTTATCAAACAAGTCAATCTGATCGCACTACATTACATGAACTCGGTCACGCTATTCATCACCAACTACTGAATTACCGCAAATTAACTGAAGATGAACGCGCTACACTTAAAGAATTAATTCTAGGTGATGCGGAAGCTAATCATCCTTATTTAGCAAGTGATAAAGAGCTTGTGGCTGAATTTAATCTTTATGCGCACGTTTTCCCAGTCAAAGCCAAAGCCTATGCGGAAAACCTTTATAAAGAGCTTATAGAGGGCAGAAAAGATGTAAGCATTAAGTTAGGTAGCCAAGATAATAAAGCGCTCACAGCAGCGCTTAAACAGGCGAATGTGACTATTGAGAAAGGGTATGGTGAGGAAGAAGAAGAAGAAGAAATTAAACCTAAACGTACTGAAAAAGAATTAGATGATTATGATAACTTTAAAGTTAATAGATACAATCAAAATAAAGAAGGTATTATTAATTTCTTACATGAACTTGGCGCGTGGACAGTTAATCTTATAAAAGAATCTAAAGATTTTCTAGTTGTTCCAATAATGTCACTTAATAGAGATGTTACATATGCTTTAATTTCAAAAGCTAAACCCGAAGTAAGATTTGGATCAATTATATTTTTAAATAACGATGGTCAAATAGCTAGAGTCAAAAATTATAGCCGTATTGCTAGGAATGTATTTGGTAAAGAAAAAGGTCACGAAATAGCATTTGATACTGCTTTAAATCCAGAAGTCTTAGCTGAATATAAAGCTAACTTGAGAGAAGCAAAACTTTCTAGCGATTCAATTGTTGATAAAGTAGGTAGTTTAAAATCATTATCTCACCTTACTACTTCAGAAGATCGTGCTTCTCAGTTAAAAGACATTTTAGAAGATGTTTGGACTAGGGCTGTTGATAAATCTAATAAATCAAATATCAAATTCAGCAAAGCCAAATCGCAGCAACGCCTTGCGCCTAACGGTAAACCCTCAAACTTAAATGCGGTTCAATACGACCAAGTCAGAACGCCAGAATTCAAAGAGTGGTTTGGTGATTGGGAAAATGATCCTGCGAATGCGTCTAAGGTTGTTGACGAAAATGGTGAACCGTTAGTGGTTTATCATGGTTCACAAACTCCTACGTTTACCGAGTTTAAATCACAAGGAGCGGAAAATTTATTTGGCAAAGATAATGGATTTTATTTTACAACTTCTCCCGTTGAAGCCTCGGCATACGCAAATGAAAATGCAGATAACCTAAGCAAAGGTCGCAAAGGTGTAGGTGCGGTAATGCCTGTTTATTTAAATATAAAAAATGTAGCAAATATAACTGACACAAATTGGAATGTTGATGATGTAAACGTACAAGATTACTTAGATGATATAAACGGTGAAGGTTTGCTATCAGATATAAAAAGTAAATATGATGGGATATTATATGACGGCTCAGTGTTACCAATACCTGTTAAAGAAGGAGCAGAGCATTTTGTTGTATTTGATTCTAATCAAATCAAATCCGCCACAGGTAACACAGGTGCGTTTAGCAAAGAATCAAATGATATTCGATTCAGCAAAACAGCTAAAAAGGTTTTAGATGAAAACCCATTGGCTATTATTCACAATCTCAGCTTAAGTAATTTGACCCATGCCGACAAAATGGGCGGTATCGCTGTACCTAGTGTAGCAATAGTTAATCAAAAATATCCGCTAAGTGGCTTTGGTGAAATTACTTTAATTGGGGATACCTCACAATTTGCCCCAGAAGTAAACGCTAAAAATAAATACTTTAATGCAGATGTGTATTCTCCACGTTATCCCCAAGTAACTTATGTTGTTGATTCTAAAGCACTTAATAATGCAAATGAATCGTTATCAGACGATACTAAAGAATTAGCAAAAGCAATTGGCTATAGAGGTTTAATTAACGCATCGTCTATTGAAGATAGAGGAGTGTTAAAAGGATTGCAAGATAGCGTGACTTTAAAATATGAGTTTTTAAAGTCAATCGGCAAAGCGCCTAAAATTCAATATAGACCCAACAAAACTCCACCTGCTAGTATGAAGAAATTTGTTTCTTCAAAAATTGATGCAATGGAATTGAAAAATGACCCTACATTTGTACAAGCAGTTGTGGATATTTTTAATGAGTCTATTAAAAAACGAAATGAAACTTTAGGCACATCAAAACCTTATATTGAAATCGATAGCCAACAGGCATCAAACTTAGCGTTTGATTATCAATATGCAATTAAAGAATTTCGAGATCAAAAAGGAGCGCAAAAATCAATTGATGATTATGCGACTTCTAAATTGATTCGTGAAAAAACCAATCAAACTCAATATGAAAAATGGCTAGTTGAAAATTACAGTAATCTTGTATCTGACGAACGTATTTTTAATGGTTATACCAGTTCGGGTAAGCGCGTTTATTTACCGCACAATCTCGACACGGTTGTGAAGCTAATGACTAAAACCATAAAAGGCGGTGAAAACGTTAGTTATGGGATAGGTACAATTCGCGCATATACCGCAAAGCAATTTAAAACTGTTAAGCAAATACAAGATGCTCGCGGAGATATTGTTAGTGATGAAAAATTAGCGCAATTAAAAGAAGAATTAGAATCTGAATTTAATTCTATTTCAGATGAATTAAGACCGTACTCTGATTATTCTGATCCTAGCGCGACGGACGCATTGAGTGATCTTGTATCAAAAGGCTTACGGGCATTTAAAGAATCGTATCAAGATGTACCCGAAGAAACGATGAGCAAAGTGTACAGTTTCTTAGATAAACTCAAAAATATGCCTGCGCATTATTTTGAAGGGAAAATTGGGCGAGCTGTTGATATTGGCGAATTCTCTGGTGCGTTAGTTCCAAAAGGTAAAGAGTATGATGAAGCGGTTAAAATCCTAAATGCTAATGGTATCACTAAAATTAAGCGTTATACCGAAGGTGATGCGCAAAGCCGCAGTGACGCGCTTTTAAACTTTAGTGATTTACTGTTTGGAAAAAATCAACAACCTGCTACCAATACTCACACCGAGCAATCTTTAAAAGAAGGTTTGACCAAAGCCGGTGACGATGCTTACGGTAAAGGATGGACTGATAGGTTACTTGGCACAGGGATGTTTAAGATTATCTCCGACGAGCAAGCTCAAGCAATTATTGAAAATGCAGTGGAAGTTAGTTACAGTAAAAACGGTGACATTGAAGCATTTTATAATCCTGCTAATGGTAAAACTTATTTTGTTGCGGAAAACATTGATAAAGAAAAAGACTTACATTATTTAATGATGCACGAAGTAAGTGTGCATATGCTTAAAATGGGAGCTAATGAAGCTGAATTTGAAAATTTCTTAAAAGAAACTGACAACTTAGTAAAAGTTAAAAACCCAGCGGCTGTTAAAGGTAGACAAGATGCCTTGGATGCAGATACTCCTCAAGAAGATTTGCGTGAAGAAACACTTGCCTATTTAATTAAATATGCGCCTAAACTCAAACTTGTTCAAAGATTCAAAGCATGGCTCAAAAATGCACTTCGCAATATGAGCAAAATGTTCCCTGCTTCGCAAAAGCTAGGATTTATCCAATGGGCAAATAATCTAAGCGATCAAGATTTGCTTTATATTGCTGAAGCGACATTGCGTAAAGCACCAGAGATGTTGGTTGCGCAACGACAAGATACTGGGAATGTAAAATTCAGCCTTGCTCAAAACGAAGAAAACCTTTTCAATTTACCTGCTGAAACCAAGTTCCAATTTATGCGCAAATGGATTCAAGATGATTTATTGAGAATCCGCATTGTCATGGATAAGATTAGAGAGCAAGGCGGCAAAGTTGATGAAAGCAATGACGTGGTTCTTGCTATGGAAGCGGCTGGTAATATCGCAGCGAACCAATTGGAAAGTCTTAAAGAGCGTTTTATTCAACCGCTAATTGATAGAATGGCGAAAATGAATGTAAACAAAGATGAAATTGGTTTACTTCTTTATGCTAAAGGCGCTCCTAGTCGTAATGCGTATATCCAATCGATTAATCCTAAATTCCGTAAATTAGGTGAAGGTGGTAGTGGTATGACTGACGCAGAGTCAGCAGCTATTATCGAAAGATATAAAGAAACAATGGGTGATAAATACCCAGAGTTTGAAAAGTTAGTTGATGATTGGCAAAACATTCAAAACATAGTTAAACGAATCTTAGTGCAATCGGGTGACATTTCACCAGAGCAAGCAGAGGAATGGGATAATGCGTCAGATTATCATGTTCCAATGAAGGGTTTTGAAGAAGTCGATGAAGTTACTGGTAAAGCAACTAAAAAATCTAGTCGTGGAAATATCGGACAAGGTTTTTCTATATCAGGTAAATTCGATAGAAAAATGCTAGGTCGCCAATCTCGTGCTAGTCAAATTGTCGAAAACATTGTTATGAATTTAGAAAGAGCAGTTATTCGTTCTTCTAAAATGTATGTGCAATCAGTGCTTTACAAGTTAATTGAAGATAATCCCGATGCTAATTTATGGGAAACTGAAGTTACTCCAATGCAGCCGGTAATGGGTAAATCCAAAGCGCAATACGTCATGTATTTCCACGGTAGTGAAATCGGGCAACGCGATACATTAAAAGATGCTCGTCGCTACGTTGAAGCAGAAACAGCGCGAACAGGTCAATCTAAACGTGAATACGAAATCATCAAAGTAGGTGGTGAACCGCAAGTTACTTTGATGAAAAAACCTTATGACCAAAATGAAGAAATATCGTATTGGCGTAATGGTAAACAAGTTCGTATTACAGTTAACGATTCAGAATTTGTACAAGCGTTTAATAGACTAGGTGACGAGAACATTTATTCCATGTTTAAGGTCTTGGGCGCTTTTAATAGATTCTTGCGTCATGCCTATACGATTTTAAACCCTGTGTTTATTATTGCAAATGGCGTAATGGTTGATCCAGCAGTCGCGTTATATACCAATACCGCTAGAAAAGGATTTAAATACGCATCCACCGTGTTAGCTAATACTCCAATGGCTTCCTTGCAACTTGCTAAATATATGGCAAAAGGAACATCGGGCAATGCGCAGTGGGATAACACAATCAAATCTTACCTTGATAACGGTGGTAAATCGGGAACAGCCTTTATTTCAAGCATTGAGCAAAAAGCTGACGAACTTAACTTAGCGGTTTTAAAATCAAAAATGATGGATACTAAGTTTTATGAGTATCCACTTGATAAATTAAAACTGATGGTCGTAGATAATAAACTTGCTAACTTAATGAAATATTTAGGGGAAGTTGGCGAAACAGCAACCCGTTTATCCACCTTTAAAGTCGCTGTTGATAAAGGTATGAGTCCTCAAGAAGCAGCTAAAGTTGCACGAAATGTAACCATCAACTTTAATCGACGCGGTATTGTCGGTAGAGAACTTGGTGCTATGTATTTGTTTTTAAACGCATCTATCCAAGGTACTGAAAATTTAATTGATGCTACTATTCGCGGAGAGCATAAAGCGCAAGCTACCGCGATACTTTCAACTTACGTTGCATTGGGTTATTTAATAGCATTACTCGGTGGAGATGATGGGGATGATGATTTGATTCCCGAAGAAGAAAAAAATAGATATGTCAGCATTGTATTGGATAAAGAAACCGGACTTCGCGTCAATTGGAAACTTGCCTACGGCTTATCGTTCTTTAAGGATGTCGGTACAGCAATCCATAGAATACAAGCAGGTGGTGATGTGGAGAAAATTACCAATAAACTGATGTCATCTTTCTTTGGTAACTTTGCTTATGTCAACCCAATGGTGTCGGGAGAATGGGACGCTAAAGATTTGATAGCCGGTATGATTCCTACCTTTGGGCGAATTCCTTATTCGGTTATTAATAATAGAAACCAATGGGGTAAACCTATTTATCCAGAAGATGTTTACAACACCACTGTTCCAGATAGTGAAAAAGAATGGTCTACAACAAGAGGTACGATGTATTCCGATTTTGCTAAATGGATGAACAAAGTCACAGGCGGAACAAAAGTAGAATCTGGCTTGGTAGATATATCTCCCGAAACAATGAAGTATTTGACAAATGCGCTTACCGGATCGGCAGGAACGCAAGTTTATAAATTTGTAAACTCTATTTACACTTCTTCAATGAATGCTGAAGAAATGGGATTACATAATTTACCTGTCGTATCGGGGTTTGTTAAAGAAAACACTATTGACTCTTATCGTAATGTTTATAACTCACAACGCAAAGAAGCAAAAGATATTTACGATAAGTTTAAAAAGTATGAAAAATTAGGTGATGATGACGCTACTGATAAATTTACCAGTAAACATCAACCTACGCTCGACTTCTACGATGAAACCAAATCGATTATCAAAGAGGTAAAAGATTTGCGAGATAAGCAAGATGAAGCACGAGTTGAAGGCGATAAGGCGTTAGTCAAAGAGCTTGAAGCTGAAGAAAAACAACTATTGATTGAATACAGTTACCAGTATAATCAACGTCAGTAGTAATCACTTGGCGCTACATACCGTAGCGCCCTTTAACTAGGAAAGAAGATGGAAGAATTAGCAGTTACAATTACACGCGATGCACAAGGTCAATACACTGTTGAAACTGAAAACCAACAAGAGCAAATGGCTGAAGGTGGTGAAGGCGCAATGGAAGGTATGGCAGAAGGTATGGGTGCAGGTGTTCAAAAAGCGCGTGACCTTAACGATGCTTTGAAAATTGCCAAAGGTCTTTTAGAAGGTGGGGAATCAACAAGTGCTGAGTCATTATTTACCAAAGGCTTTGGCGGTGAAGAAGGCGGTATGGGTATGGGCGGTGCGCCAGCACAAGCCGCGCCTATGGGTAAACCAACTAGACCTGCGATGATGTAATATGGATTTTGAAGCTCTAAGCAAGCTCACTTCCAAGCAACGTGCTTTCTTGACCCATTACTTAGGTAATGGGCAGGACGGTACTAAAGCGGCTATTGCAGCGGGATATTCAGATAAGGCGGCAAGTAAACAAGCCTACACCCTTCTCAATAATCCTAATGTGCAAGCAGCGTGGAAAGAAATGGGAGAAGTGACTTCCAGTCATCATGCGATTGTGACCGAGATTCGAGAACAGTACGCGGCTAATATTGCATCTATTTTTGAGATACAGGAATTTTGGACTAAACTCGTCCGCAGTAACAAAGATGAAAATGGTGATTATATTAAGTTAGATGCGCGTATTCGAGCCAGTGAATTGCTTGCTAAGAATATGGGTATGTTCGTTGATAAGATTGAACACAGCGGTAAGGATGGTGCAGATTTACCATGTATTACCTTAAACTTCATTAAATCCGATACGACAATAAACAATGGCTGAAAACCTAGATGTACATTTCCCAGAGAAACTCCAATTCTTGTTTGCTCCAAAACGTTATAAAGTAGCACACGGAGGAAGGGGCAGCGGGAAAAGTTATAACTTTGCACAAGCACTGATTCTTTTAGCGGCTCAAAAACCCATGCGCGTATTATGCACACGGGAGATTCAAAAAAGTATTAAGCAATCGGTGCATTTGCTTTTATCCGATCAAATCCAACGACTTGGACTTGGGGCATTCTTTACTGTCCTTGAAACAGAGATTCGTGGGATGAATGGGTCGCTGTTTATGTTTGCCGGTTTAGCGCAACATACAGTTGAATCTATCAAGTCTATTGAAGGCTGTGATATTGTATGGGTAGAGGAAGCGCAAACGGTAAGTAAGAAAAGTTGGGATATTCTTATTCCTACTATTCGTAAAGATGATTCTGAGATTTGGGTGAGTTTCAATCCAGACTTAGATACGGATGATACTTACACACGTTTTGTACTTAATCCTGCGCCAAGTGCAACTGTTGTTGAAATGAACTTTAGTGATAATCCTTATTTTCCTAAAGAGCTTGAAGCAGAGCGTCTACATTGCATGACAACCAATCCAGAGGACTATGATAACATTTGGCTTGGTAAATGCCGCAGTGCTGTAACAGGTGCTATTTATGCGAATGAAGTTAACGCTGCAACGATGCACGGCAGAATTTGTAATGTTCCTTATGATCCATTACTTAAAGTTCATGCTATTTGGGATTTGGGTTGGAACGACTCGATGTCAATTCTCTTAGTACAAAAAGTCCGAAGTGAGATTCGGATTATTGAAAGTATTGAGGATGACCACAAGACCTTAGATTATTATGCTGGACTATTGAATAGTAAGAAGTATAATTGGGGGTATGATTACCTGCCACATGACGGGCGCACTAAAGATTTTAAAACCGGTAAAAGTACAGAAGAACTTTTAAAGGCATTTGGACGTAAAGTAAAGATCACGCCTAATATGCCAATTGAATCGGGAATTAAGGCGGCTCGTTTAATGTTCTCGCAATGTTATTTTGATAAGGTACACGCAATTCGATTGCTCGAATGTTTAAAGCGCTATCGTCGAAGTATCAACCC